CCAGACTGGAGCGCATTAAAGCTAGAATTGACGAGTTGGAGAACCAGAACACCGAAGTCATTATGACCCCGGATGCCTACGGCAGACCCTCCAAGGACAAGGCTGAGGCCATCCGAGAAAGCTGGTTGGCTGGATATGTTTCTTCCGACTGCCGAATCCCGATGGTGAGATTGCCTCGTGGACGCAAAGAGCAGCAGTACCGCATTGCTGGCGACAGGGCTGCCAAAATTGCTTGGCAGGTTTACGCCAAGGCGGTTATTGATGTGCTGCACTATGGTCCAGACCGCTTGGAACGGCTGCGCAAGGAAAGCCATGCCAACTATGAGCAGCTGAACAAGTGGGGGCATGAGGATGGTCTGGACGTTGCGATGGAAAAGCTGCGCCGCTGCGCTGCGGAGGCTATGCAAGCCCCGGAAATGGAAGTTTCTGATATTGATGGCAGCAAGGACGCTGCGGAAGTGGACAAGGAGTTCCGTAAGCAGCAGCTGAATTTCATCAAGCGTGTCCGGGCACAGACCCTTGGGCGTATCGCAGCTACTACGCAGCCCGTCAATGTACTGGCCGAGCAGGGTGTGCAGGACAAGGTTCAGCAGATTATGCAGCAGGTTTCCCAGCAGTCTTTTGAGCGTAGGAGGAGACGTTGATATGGCACAAAATGAATACGGCGAGAAGCTGGACAGCAATGGCTATGCGCCCAGCATCCTCAGCAAGAGCACCACCTGTCTGATTTGCGGGCGGTATCGCACCGCCCGGCACGAAGTCTTTTTCGGACCGTACCGGGATAAGAGCAAGCGGCTTGGCCTGTGGGCAAACCTCTGCCCTTGGTGCCACCAGAACGGCGTGACTGCCGTACATACAAATAGAGAGGCCGATCTCCGCTTAAAAAAGTGGGCGCAGAAAAAGGCCATGGAGTATTACGGCTGGCCAGAGGCGCGGTTCATCCAAGAGTTTGGGAGGTCGTACCTGTGAGTACCTGTCCGATTATCGCTATCGACCCCGGCAACACCCAGTCTGGCTACTGCGTGATTGATCGCAATACCCTGCGCCCTCTGGAATTCGGAAAAATCGACAATGCAGAGCTGCTGCAAAAGCTTTCCTCTGCCGGGGCGCAGGGCTGGCGGTGGGCGGTCATCGAGATGGTGGCCTCCTACGGAATGTCGGTTGGTCGGGACGTTTTCGACACTACGGTCTGGATCGGCCGCTTTTACCAAGTTCTTTCCGACCAATGCCCGGTGCGAATGCTGTGCCGCATCGAGGAGAAAAAGCACATTTGCCACGACAGCAGAGCCAACGATACCGCCATCCGGCGGGCGTTGATTGACCGATTTGCAGTCCATGACCTGAAAAACGGCAAGGGCACAAAGAAAAAGCCGGATTTCTTCTATGGCTTTAAGGCCGATGTGTGGGCAGCCTACGCACTTGGCCTGACCGCCATCGAGAACCGGGAGAACGACTACAAATTTTCGACTACTTAAAAGCTACTTGAAAGGAGCTTCATCATGGATAATTCTCTGTCTGAATCCGCACGTTTCGCGGTCTACCGTGAAAAACTCAAGGGCATCTGCGAGGCCAACAACCTGAGTTATGTGTTCATCAAGAACGCATACCCCATCAAGCTGGTTATCCGTCCGTTGGGCGGCGTTGGTGAACAGATGTCGATGCTGGAGGAGGCATCCGAGGACAACTACATCTCGCCGGGTGCATCCATCCTGTTCACCGTCAAGGATGGGAACCTGACCTACCGCATGAGCAAGACGTTCACCATCTCCGACACCCTGTTCAACAAAATCAAGAACATCTTCAAGAACATGCACTACCTCTGGCTCCAGTTCTTCTTCCGGGATTTGGTCGAGGGTGGAAAGCTGGCAGCTCTCGGCTACAAAATGCCGGATATTCCGGAATCCGGTGGGCAGCAGGATGCGCCCCGGGAAAATGAGCCTGATTCTTCGAATCTCCCCGGGGAGGCCGAACCGCTGGAAGAAGTTGATGCCGAGGAACTGGACGATGCGGAGGAACCCGCAGCCGATGAACTGACCAAGGCCACCGAGATTGCCCGGCAGAACGGCGGCGTTACGCAGGCCATGCTGGAGCAGCAGATGGGCGTAACCGCAGAAAGGGCCATTGCGCTGCTGGATAATATGGAATCCGCTGGTGTGATTGATTTCTCCAACGGCCACTATACCATCGCCGCTGCTGACAGCGAGGAGGAGTAACCTATGGCAAAGGCAGCAGTGACCCACAGCATCCGGGATGACCACCAGAAGAACTTCCTCAAAATCTTCAATAGCCTGACTGGAAAGCACAGCCGCTGGGAGATTTGGGAGGACTTCGTCACCCTGACGGCCATCGAGATCTCGAACAGCACGGACAAGGTAAATGCCCCAGAGCGCACCAAGATGTATCAGACCATCGTTTCCAAATACTCCGCCAAGGAGCGGGAGGGCATGGCTGAAATGCTGGGCGAGGTAATCATGGGTATGGAGCAGAATCCTGACCAAGACTTCCTCGGTTCGCTGTACATGATGTGCGAGTTGGGCAACTCGCACGCCGGGCAGTTCTTCACTCCCTACGATGTGTGCCGCTGCATGGCCGAGATTACGTTCGACCCGAAGCTGCACCCGGACATGGAGGGATTCATCTCGGTATCTGACCCGGCCTGTGGTGCTGGGGCCACGCTGCTTGCCTTTTTGAACGTCTGCAAAAGACGGAATATCTGCTACCACAACAAAGTCCTTGTCATTGCCCAAGACATTGACTTCATCGTTGGGCTGATGTGCTACATCCAGTGCAGCTTCATGGGCTGCGCTGGATATGTAGTCATCGGTGACACACTCGTGAACCCAGCAACGGCCTACGACAGCCGCGGATTGCTGCCCGCAGGACCACAAAACCGCATCTGGTATATGCCGCTTTTCTCAACCGATGTGTGGTATATGCGCCGCCAGATAGCGCAGATGAACCTGCTGTTTGAACCGAAAGGCGAACCTGCAAAAATCGAAAAATCCGATATTAAGCCCGCAAATTTGCAAAAATTTATCAAAAATGAGCCTAAAGCCCCGGAAAACGAGCCTCTTAACGAAACCAAAACCGGGCAGCTCACGTTTTTCTAACCCGAAATAAGAAAGGAGTATCCCTATGGCAGACATTACTTACATCCCTATCCGGCAGCTGTACCCTCACCCCGATAACCCCCGCAAGGAACTGGGCGACCTGTCCGAACTTGCCGCCAGCATCAAGGAAAACGGCGTGTACCAGAACTTGACCGTAATCCCCGGCCACTACCTCAACAGCCGGGAGTACATCGCAAAGTGCGTTGACGAGGGCGGGGATGCAGCCGCAGCAGCGGCAGCATGGACACCCAAGGCTGTGTGGTCCAGTGAGGACTACACCATCATCATCGGCCACCGCCGGGCGGCAGCAGCGCAGCAGGCCGGGCTGTACGAGCTGCCTTGTGCCATCGTAGAGATGGACGAGCGTGAACAGATGCAGACCATGATGATTGAGAACATGCAGCGTAGTGACTTGACTACCTATGAGCAGGCGCAGGGCTTCCAGATGATGATGGACTTCGGGCAGACAGTGGAGCAGATCTCCGACAAGTCGGGGTTCTCCCAGTCCACTATCCGGCGGCGCATCAAGCTGCTGGAACTGAACCGCGACAGCTTCAAGAAAGCCGAAAAGCGCGGTGCCACCCTGTCCGATTTCGCCCAGCTGGACAAAATCGAGGACTTGGAAACCCGAAACCGGGTATTGGAGACCCTCGGTACGCAGAACTTCAACCGGGCCATGCAGGATGCGCTGGAGCAGCAAAAATGGCAGCACCAAAAGGCCGAATGGGTTGAGCAGCTGAAAAAATTCGCTACGGAAGATTCACAGGCCTCCTACCAGACGCATGAGCATGTAAATGCGTACGGAAAGTGGGGCACAAAAAAGGAAGTCGTCATGCCGGAAGATGCCGACAAAATCGCTTATGTCTATAAGGTTAGTGAAAATCAGATCGACCTGTACAAACCTCGCGATACAGAAGCCGAGGATGCCAGCAACTCGGCGAGGGAGGCCGCAAGAGCCACCGAGCAGCTTGCGAGAGAACAGTTTGCCGCTGTTACGAAGCTCATGTACGAGCTGCGCTGGGACTTCGTGAAGGACTTGACTCCCGCAGAGTGCAAAAAGCACCTGCCGGAAATCTTGGCTTATTCCACCCCGATTCTGACCGAATATCGGCACATGGAGGATGACGAAAACGTGTTGCGGCTGCTCGGCATCGGTCTGGATGAGCAGATTCGGGAAGACACGGAATTAGAAGATGCCCTGAAAATGTTCAACGCTTACGATACCGAGCCGGAGAAGATTCTCTTGGCGGTTGCCTTCGATGCGACGGACGGTAGTCGTGAGGGCTATTGGAGCACGGAATGGAATGGGCCGACAGGTGCAAGCAAGTTCGTTCACCGCAAAAATGACGACCTCGACAGCACCTATGAACTGCTGACAGCCCTCGGCTATGAAATGGCCGATGACGAAAAGGCCTTGCAGGACGGCACCCACCAGCTTTTTGCGGTGTATGGATCCGGCAGCAAAGCGGACACCCCCTGTGATAAGTGCAAAGCTGCTCACCCTGAATGCGACAAGTGCTGCAAAACTTGCGACGACCACTGCAATGCGTTCCAGCTGTGCAGAAAGGAGTATGGCGAATGACCGACCTTGTAAAGTGTGACCGCTGCGGCACACCGTTCAGCATCCAGACAGCCGGCATCCGCAGTACATGGAGCGGCGATTACATGGTGCAGTATTTCACCTGCCCCGGCTGTCACCATCGCTATCAGATTCTGACCACGGACACTGAACTGCGCCAGACCGTTGAACGGCACAAGAAAATTGCCGCAAAAATCCGTATGGGGCAGAGCAAGCATTTCCGGCTGGGAACGCTGAAAAAGTATCAGGCTGAAATGGAAAAGCTGGAGGCCGAGCAGAAAAAGCGGCGAGATGAACTGCTGGACAAGGGCGACGAGATCCTTGCCCGGCTGGGAGAGGAGTAAACCATGGATGACCTGAAAGAATACGCTGACCGCCTCAAGTTTGAAATCATGGCGGCTGACTTTCTGACAACCGAAGACCGGGAAATGGTCTTTGACCTCATCGAGAAAGTGCTGGGTGATGACAATGCCTGACCTGATTTTCATCAACATTGCGATGCTGGCCGTGGGCGTGGCTATCGGTGCGCTGCTGGGAGAAACCAGCCGGCAGCAGCATGACCGCCAGCTGTTCCGGGAGTACATCAACTTTATGACTGAATCGGAACACAACAACGAGCTGCTGTTCCGGGAAGTGATTCGGTTTCAGACCGAGAAAGGAGTCAACCATGAGAAAGAGTAATCGCCCGCCGGAGCCCGGCGCACGTGGGCTTCTGCACCTGACCTGCCCCTGCTGCGGCAAGGAGTTCGGTACATACCTCCACGTTCCGCAGATGTCCATAGGCTGCCGCTGCGGGGCTACGATCTCGCTTGAGAGGGGGCTTGCCCCCTATGAGTTCGCCTGCGGCTGCTGCGGGCTGGTGGCCAAAGGCAAGACCAACATCATGGAGCTGGAGATCACCATCCCCTGCAAGTGCGGCAACCCCATTACGCTGCGCTGGAACAAGGACGCACGGAGGTACACAGAGTGAACTGGGCAATTGTAATTCCGGTCGGCATCGGCATCGCGGTGCTGCTGTCCATCGCGCTTGTCGCAATCGATGTTTCCGGGCAGATCAGCCGGCAGGAAGAAGCCGACGAGGTCAGGTTCTACTGGGACAGTATGCTTATGTACTCCAAGAGAGTCAGCCCTGATGCCCCGCCAGACTATGAAGTCAAAACGCTTTACGAGAACCGCAAGGATTTTTGTGCGGGATGTGCAGAGTACAACTTCTGCCGCAGCGCAACGATGGTTTACACGCATAGCCCGCGCAGAAACGGTTATCCATGGGTCTGTCTGAAAAGGGGGTGTTCAAAATGACACTGGAAGAAGCCCTGCGCTTTATCGACCCGGAAACCGACACGGACGCTCTGGCCGAGGCTGAGTATTATGGCGGATTCAATGGCAAGGAACAAGCTGCTCAAAAGCTGAAAGAAGCATCCCGCATGGTCGTTGACTTTATTCGCCGCGTATCGTGGCACGATGCCAAAACCCCACCGCCTGTCCACGATCAAAGCTGGGAGAACGCGGGAGAGAAGCACTGCTGCATCATGAGCGAACTTGTGTGGGTCTGCTGCGAGAGCCGGAACACCATGAAGGGCTGGATTGAAAACGGCAAGTGGTACATCGAGGATGGTCGCCCAGCGGCAGATACGCCCTATGGTGCTGTGAAGTTCTGGGCTCCGCTGCTGGAGCCGCCGGAGGTGGTGAAATGAGCAAAGCTGTGCTTTTAAGTGTCCGGCCTGAATGGTGCAGCCGTATCTTTTCGGGCTGGAAAACGGTGGAAATCCGTAAGACAAGACCGGTCTCGTTGAAAGAACCTTTTAAGTGCTACATATATTGCACGAAAGGGACGAAATTTTTCTGCTGGAAAGCCGTTGACCATTTGTATTTCGACGATAGGCCTCATAAGATATTCGACCGCAGGGTTGACGGAATGGTTGTCGGCGAATTTATCTGCGATGACATCCGACGCATTGGCCCTGAATACTGTGCCGTCAAAGAAGATATCGAATCTGCAATTGCTGGAAGCTGTCTCACAGTACCGCAAGTCAAAGACTATGCCGGATGGAAGTCCGGGATGAGTTATGCAGATTTGAAAGACTTGTATGGCTGGCACATTTCCGACCTGAAAATTTATGACAATCCGCGCGAGCTGCGGCCGTTCACGGGCTTGCTAAACACGCGGTTTGGTGTGCGGCCTGTGGAAGCGCAGCGACCGCCCCAGAGTTGGTGCTATGTGCAGGAAATGGAGGTTGCCGATGGTAAAGCCTGAACCATGGGAAAACCCGATGCTGGATACCATGTGGAGCTTTATGCAGATGGGCGGGCTGAAAGCCAACTACCCGGCTCTCAAAGAGGCCTGCATGGAACTGCGTCAGATGCTGATGCAGAAGACCGCCGGGCAGCGCAAGGACAGGCTGAAAGACCTGTCGTGGGAAAACCTTGAGCGGGTCAAGGTGACCATCATCTGCGAGGCTATGGCTCTGGTGCTGTCCGGCGAATACGAAGGAGGTAAGCAAACAGATGGAAATGTACATGGCAATCTATAAATGCCGCCTTTGCGGAAAAGAATTCTGTCACTCTGGAACAGGCGACAGGAACACGGCAGCCACGGCCGCTTTGTATACAGTCCTCGAATCTTCTGGCATCACCCCGCAGTTTGAATCTCCAAACGCGCCAACACAGTTTGAATTTCACAGTTGCAAGGATGGAAGCTACGGGATGGGTGATTTCTTGGGCATGAGAAAAACGGAAAAGGACAATGAAAATGAAGTACCGCATTGAGGTTTCGGAAGAGCAGCTGCGCGTCATCGGCCTGGCCGTGGACGAGTACATGAGGCTACGCATGGGGCAGTTCGATGATTTGGCCGAAGATCTGGCGTATGACGGCATACCCCGCGTCAAAGCTCTCACTGGAAAGTACACTTACGATACAGACCTTCAAAAGCGGTGCAGCAACATCAAAAATTTGTTTGAGACCGCCTACAAAATGGCTTTCCCGCCGCACGGCTACCGTGGACGGCAGCACGATTCATGGGGAACGTGTATCGACCTTGTACACGCCATCGAGCACCAGCAGTGGCTGGACAGTCCGAAAGACAAGCGGGAAAAGCCGCGCACAACAATCCGTTCTTTCGAACCTGTTCCGCTGGGGCATGAGCCGTTCCCGAAAATTGAGAGGGTGGAAGAATGAGCTGCCTGTTTTGTGAGAACTACATACCCCTCGACCCGCCTATCCAACGCACCGATTCCAACGGCCAGACCTATGAGGTGCCGGGATTGTGCAAAATTGGAGCAGACCACATAATTTCTGGGCTTCCTGTCTATCTTCCAACGGCAAAATGTGATAAAATAACAGAAGCACCGTTGCAAAACGGCAGCTGAATTATGACGGAGGTAGGCTGTGACATTACAGGAATTGTCCAAGTATTATGACATTCAGATGACCCTCGAAAAAGACCGTGAAGCCTTGGAGAATCTTCGGCAGAAAATCAATCCTGCCTCCCCACAGCTGACGGGTATGCCACATACGCCCGGCGTTCGGGACAAGGTGGCGGATCTGGCTGTGGAACTGGCTGACATGGATGAACGTGTCCGCTGGTTGGAGGAACAGGCAGCGGAAGAAAAGCCCAAGGTCGAGGCGTACTGCAAGAGCATCATGGATGCCCGGCTTTATCTGATTTTCCGGCTGCGGTTTGTCCGCTGCTACTCGTGGGCAGAAGTTGCCGGAGCACTCGGAAAGTGCTACACGGAAGCCGGGGTCAGCCGGATGGCCTACAACTACCTCGAATCACATTGACCGATAAGCCCTGCATTTGCGGGGCTTTTTATTTTTGCCCGAAAACTCAAATTCAACCTCAAATTTTCATAAAATACGGCCAAATATAGAAATGAGTTTTACATTTTGGCTGCCAAAAGTTAAATTCAAACTGAAAATATCAAAAATCAATGCAGATTGTTTCACACGGTGATGGACGGTGTAGGACGGTTTCACACGGCGTGTAATGCCGTGCAATAAACAAGAACGACCAGCAACGAAGAAGAACGGAAATCAACGAGCAGCAATGACCAGCAACGCTTTGATATGGATTCAGATGACAACGGATGCTCCCGGTGATATGATTAGAATGCAAAATCCGAATCAAGCCAAGCGGTGCCTGCCAGAAATGGCGGGTGCCGCTATTTTTATACCTGAAAGGAGGATTCCGAGCCGCACGCTGCTCTCCTTTGCATGTGGCATTACCGCAGCACCCCGAAAAGCTGAGGTGCTGCAAGCTGGACATTTCGCCGTGTCCAGCCGCAAAGAAGGAGATTTTTCCATGTATCAGAAAATCAAGGCGAAATTCAAGGCAAGTCCCACTATTTTCTACGCCTGCTCCATCGTTGCATCGTGGGCAGGAGTAGGCAGCTTGATGAACTTCCGCACCATTGCATTGCGATACGGAGCAGTTCCGGCAATCATCTGGGCAGTGTTCAATTCCCTGGCATGTATCACGTTCGGTTTGTTCGCTGACCGTGTTCCGTCCATTCGGCGCATCATGCAGAGCAAGGTGATGTTCTACTTCATCGGTCTGCTGACGCTGTTTCAGACGTGGACTCAGATGAGCGGCATCTACGAGATCTTTGGCGATACACCCGTTGGAACCAAGGGCGGCATGATTATCGTGTACGTCACCTGTGTGGCGTTCCTGATTATGTTGCTCAAAGACGGCATGATTCGCAACGTGCTGTCCGATGGCTTTTCATGGGTGGTCGTTTATGGCCTGCTGGCCGTAGTAGTGGCTGCTGCTCTGGTGTACACTGGCGGCACGTTCGCCGTCATCGACCCCGGTGTAAACGCCGCTGGCATTAAGGCTGGCGTGTACAACGGCTTACTTCTGCTGCCCGGCCCATTTGCTTGTCCGTATTACTATTCGCTGTTTGAGTACAACGATAAAAATGCGGACGGCACCAAGCGCGGCAACATGAAAAAGGCCTTCGTGCTGGCGGGCGTGATGTTTGGCATCTACATGGTGCTGGCTGCGCTGCTCACGTGGGTGCGCTTCAGCCCGGTGCTGAACGTAATGAAAGCTATTTTGATTACGGTCATCGCCATTTCCTCGCTGTCTACCTATCTCTACTGCGAATATCTGGTTTTCGGCAAGAAGTTTGGCTTCGCACTGGATGTTCTCACCGTGGCCTCGTGGCAGATCCTGATTCCGCTTGGCGTTATGGGCATCTGGCAGCTGATGAGCACGATCCGCATCTACGTTGTCGTAGCCGCCGTCCTGTTCTCCATCGTTCTGGACCTCGTTTCTGACAGGAAGGAGGCCGCACGATGAACATCACGGTAAAGAAGCTGGCAGAGCTGCATAAGCCTGCCCACAACATCCGCCGGCACTCCGACAAGCAAATCACCGAGTACATCCGCAGCATTGAGATGTTCGGTCAGGTGAAGCCGCTGGTCGTTGCCGAGGATGGCGAAATCATTGCCGGCAACGGTCTGTACGAAGCCCTGCTCCGCATGGGTCGGGAAACCTGCGACTGTTATGTGATGGTCGGGCTGACCGATGTGCAGAAGAAAAAGCTGATGATGGCCGACAACAAGGTCTATGAACTCGGCTTTACCGATGTGGATGCCATCGAAGAACTGGTCAAGGAACTGGACGGCGATGTGGACGTTCCGGGCTGGGATGCTGACCTGCTGGAAATGCTGAACAGCACCACGGATGAAGCTGATGAAGTAATCAGTTCCTACGGCGATTTCCCGGAAAACGAGATCGCACCCATCAGCCGCCATCAGGCAGAGGAACACGTTCCGTATGCCGAAACACCGACCTACCCGGTGGCTCCCGCCCCGCAGCCTGCTCCTACCGTCTCCGCTGCCCCGCAGCAGCCCTCCACAGTGCTGGAGGTGTCTACACCTTCTGAACCGCAAACAGCTGCTCCAGAGGCGGACAGCGGCGTGGAGCAGCGCAGGTGCATCCGTTGCCCGAAGTGTGGTGAACTGATATGCCTGTGAAAGTAGTGGAAAGCAGCATGAACGTGCTGCAAGCGGCGAAAATCCGTATCCGCAATGTGTTCGCGAACGGCTGCAAAATCTATCTGTCGTTTTCCTCCGGCAAGGACAGCCTGTGCATGGCCAACCTCGTGTATGAGATGATTCTCTCCGGCGAACTCGACCCCAAGCAGCTGACGGTGACATTCATTGACGAAGAAGGGCTTTACCCCTCCATGGTCGATGCAGCGCACCGCTGGCGGCGCAACTTCCTGTCGGTCGGCGCGAAATTCCTGTGGTTTTGCTTGCCGTTCAAGCAGGTGTGCGTGATAGACCACCTTTCCGCATCAGAATCGTGGATAACATGGGAGCCAGGCAAAGAAGATGTGTGGATGCGTACCCCGCCCGATTTTGCCATCAGGTACAGCCCATACCTGCACCACCCCGGAGAGATGAACTACCAGACGTTCTGCGAAAAGGCGTTCCGCGACGGCATTCAGCTGGTCGGTCTGCGCACGGCAGAAAGTCTGACCCGCTTTAAGTGCATCGCCAACACCAAGATGGAGCGTATCACAAAAGGCGGCAAGTTCTATCCCATCTACGATTGGGCTGATTCCGATGTTTGGCTGTACATCAAAGAGCGAAACCTTGAATTCCCTGAAATCTATATGCGTTTGTACGAAGCTGGTGTGCATAAAAATGCACTCCGGCTTTGCGCTTTCTTTGGAGATACCAGCACACAAGGCCTACGGTGGGTTGCAGAAACCGACAACGACCTGTGGGAGCGTATCCAGCGGCGAGAGCCAAACGCCTACCTCGTTCTGCTTTACTGGGATTCCGAGATGTTCCGGCGTAGCACCCGCAAGCGGCGTGAGCTGGAAGCGGATACCGAACAGAAGGATTATAAAGCCCTCTGCAAAGACCTGCTGTTCCTCCACCCGGAGCGGTACACCATCGCCAAGGACACCTTATCCCACATCGACCACTGGCGAGGCCTGTTCATAAAGACCTATGGTATCGCTGAACAGAAGCACTACAAGACCATGTATGAGGGGCTGCTGTACGGAGATCCCAAGATGCGTATCCTGCGCATCCTCTGGACCACCATCTACAACGACCACAACGCCCGCATCAAAGAGGAGCAGAACCATGGAAAACATTGACGTATTCGCACCGCTGGCATCCCTCCAGTGGGTAGACCGCAACACCATCCACGCCAACGACTACAACCCCAACAAGGTCAGTGAGGAGAACCTGAAGCTGCTGGTGCAGTCCATCCTGACCAACGGCTGGACGCTGCCCATCGTGGTACGCCCGGACGGAACCATCATTGACGGCTTCCACCGCTGGACAGTATCAGGCCGTGAACCGCTGCTGTCCCTGCTGGGCGGCAAGGTGCCTGTCGTAGTCGTAGACCATCACGGTGACGAGAGTGCCGACGTATACGGCACAATCACCCACAACCGCGCCCGCGGCACACACCTGCTCGACCCCATGAAAGCCATCGTGAAGAAGCTCATGGACGAGGGCAAGACCGTGGACGAGATCGGCAAGCAGCTGGGCATGAAGCCCGAAGAGATCTTCCGTCTGTCCGGCTTCACCAAAGACGAGTTCCTGAACATGATGACCAAAGACCATCCGACATACTCCAAGGCCAAGGTCATCCGCAGCATCTGAGAGAGGAGCGTATCACAATGCCTGTCGTAGACATCTACGTTAATAAGCCTGTACCTGTGCAGGACATGGAGTTCACCTTCGTGTATGACCCTGCAATGGTTGAAGCTGCGCTCCACCCGCCCGACAGCGGGCAGGAGCAGCCGTTCAGTGCTTAAAAGGTACTGTGACGGGGGTACCCTACCATGAGCGGGCTCGTCGACCCCGAAATCGTGCTAGTTAGTAAGGGAAAAATCAGCCATTTCGTTACGCTTTGTATAACGAATTTCAAGGAATTTTCCAGATAGTTTTACCAGAAAAGGAGGTGGTTTCTGGATGCCTACAAAAGAAAGACTTGCCGACAGAAACGTGACCACCACCGAACTGGCTCTGATACTGGGAATCACAGGCCGCAGAGTGCAGCAGCTGACACAGGATGGTGTGCTTACCACCGTCAGCCGGGGCAAGTTCGTCTTGTCTGATGCCGTGCAAGCCTACATCGGCAGCATCTCCCGTGGCGGGCTGACCAAGGAAGAAGCGGAGGAGGCCAAGAAGATTGAGCGGGTCAAGGCCAAGGCGGAGGCAACGCTCAAGACCAGCAAGGCCAAAATCGCACAGGCAGAAGCCAAGGAATTGTCCGGGCAGATGCACCGCAGCGAGGATGTGGCAGCCATGACCGCCGAACTTATCTACACCATCCGGGGTGCGCTGATGGCGTTGCCCAGCCGGGTGGCCATCAATGCCGCTGCTCTGTCTGACCCTGCTGAGATCGCAGAGTATATGCGCGGCGAGGTCAATCAGATTGCGGAGGAAATCGCTCTGTTCCGCTATGACCCGGCCAAGTATGAGGCTCGCGTTCGGGAACGCCGGTCGTGGACTGATAAACTGGGCGGTGACGAGGATGAGTGACAATGCCGCAGTAGACCGCCTGAATGCTCTGGTGTCGAAGCTGGTGGCAGCTATTCGCCCGCCGCCCAACGTGACGGTCAGCGAGTGGGCAGCACAAAACCGCGTCCTGTCCCCGGAAGCATCTGCTGAACAAGGCCGCTGGCGCAACGACCGAACGCCCTATCTGGTGGAAATCATGGACGCATACTCTGACCCTCGCGTCCATCACATCGTTGTCGTTGCGTCCTCGCAGGTCGGCAAATCGGAGTTCGAGAACAACGTCATCGGCAGAACGATTGACGTTGACCCCGGATCTATCCTTTTTATCCACCCGGTTCAGACTGATGCCAAGGAGTACAGCAAGCTGCGTATCGCTCCCATGATACGAGACTGTCCTACCCTGCGGGCAAAGGTAGCAGAGAGCAAGAGCCGAGACAGCGGCAACACCATTCTGCAGAAGTCTTACCCCGGCGGCATCCTGACCATGTGCGGCTCCACCGAGGCGCACGCTCTGGCATCGAAACCCATCCGCTATGTGCTGGGCGATGAACGTGACCGCTGGGCTACGAGTGCCGGCACTGAGGGCGACCCGTGGGAACTGGCAATGGCCCGGCAGACCACGTTCTACAACGCAAAGGCGGTCGAGGTTTCCACCCCGACAATCAAAGGTCACAGCGCAATCGCCAAGGCCTACGTCAAAGGCACGATGGAACGCTGGGTGTCGCAGTGTCCACACTGCAAGGGATTCCACGAACTGCGCTGGGAAGATATTCGGTACGAGTATGACACCATCGAGGTTCACGGCGAAAAGACCTACAAGGTCAACGATGTGTGGTATCTCTGCCCGGAGTGCGGCTGCATTTCGGACGAAGTGACCATGAAACGTGCGCCTGCGCACTGGCAAGCAGAGAATCCGGCAGCCTACGAGAACGGCATCCGTTCTTTCTGGCTGAACAGCTTTGTTTCCCAGTGGGCTGCATGGAAAGAAACCGTGCTGAAATACCTGAACGCCTTGGGCGATACCAAGAAGATGCAGGTTGTCTACAACACCCGCCTTGGGCTGCTGTGGGAAGACCGTGGCGATGTGCAGGACGAGGACACCATGCTGGGCCGCAGGGAGGAATACCCTGCGGAACTGCCGGACGGCGTGCTGGTTCTGACTGCTGGCGTTGACACACAGGATGACCGCATGGAGTACGAAATCGTGGGCTTCGGCCACTTCGGTGAAACATGGGGCATCGAAAAAGGCATCATCATGGGCCGCCCGGACAGTGACGAGGTCTGGCAGCAGCTTGATGAACTGGTATTCGACCGTCGCCTGAAATTCGCCGATGGCGTGGAACTGCCCGTGTCCATAAAGTTCGTGGACGAGGGCGGCCACTTCACGCAGGATGTTCGCCTCCGCTGCCATGAGCGCATCGGCAAAAAGGTGTTCTGCATCAAAGGCTTTCCCGGCTCGGACAGGCCGTTCACGGCTCCGCCCAAGCAGCAGAAAATCACGATACAGAACCGCTACGTCGGTATGTGCTGGCAATACCAGCTGGGCGTTGATTCCGGCAAGCAAATCATCATGGATGATTTGAAAGTGCAGGAGCCGGGCGCCCGGTATTGCCATTTCCCACACCGGGATGACTACGGGCTGGGCTATTTCAACGGCCTGTTGTCCGAACATCTGGTGTACAAAGAGAACCACCGCAATCCGTGGCAATGGGAGAAAATCTCCGGCCACGAGCGAAACGAGGCACTTGACTGCCGGAACTACGCTTTGGCAGCCTACAAGGTGCTGCCGAAAGACCTCGATGCCATCGACCGTGCCCTGAAAAGGCTGCGTGGAAAGGCGGTCGATGCCCCGGCAGCAGTAAACATTCAACAACCACAGCCCTCCCACAGAAAAAAGAGGGAGAGCCTATTGGACGACTGGTGAGGTGTGAGATATGAATACCACGACCATCAAAAAGCGGCTGGAATTCCACACGCAGCGGCTTGACAACCTGTATACGGCATACAACAAGCTGCTGTCTGGTGGCGTGAAAAGCTACCGTCTGGATGACCGTGAGCTCACCCGGCTCGACCTCGGCAAGCTTAGCGATGAAATCAAAGAGGCCGAGCAGAAAGTCGATGAACTGGAATCGTTGCTGAACGGCCAGAACGCGCGAAAAGCGTTCGGGATCATTCCGCGAGACTGGTAACAATTTTGGGTAACGGCCCATCCGGGTCTTTGCCGCGGGCTGGCTGCTTTTCACTCCTTTCCCCAGCCAGTCCGCTTAGTTTGAAAGTTATGGAGGCGATATTTTGAAATACCGTGCAACGGCTGCGCCACAGGCCAGCGGATACAGCGAGGCTGGTGCAAGCCATAAGCGGCGTGCGCTGCGGGCATTTTTTCCGAACAGCAATTCGCCATCCAGCGATATACACGACAACGCCGACACCCTGCGGCAGCGCAGCCGGATGCTCTACATGAGCGCACCTGTCGCCACAAGTGCCATCAACACGAACCGCACAAAGGTGGTCGGCACTGGCCTGACCCTGAAATCCACCATCGACCGGGACGTTCTGGGTCTTACCCCGGAGGCGGCCAAGGAATGGCAGACCAAGGCTGAGGCCGAGTTCCGGCTCTGGGCCGAGAACCGCCGCAACTGCGATGCTATGGGGCTGAACAACTTCTACGGATTGCAGCAGCTGGCCCTGAAAAGCTGGCTTATGAGCGGCGATGTGTTCGCCGTTGTGAAAATCCGGGACGTTGATAAGCTGCACCCCTACGCCCTGCGGCTGCATCTGGTGGAGGCCGACCGGGTGTCTACACCGAACCGATACGGCAGCGCGATTGACATTTTGGGATACACCGTAGGCAAGAACCCCGACAACGGGAACAAGATTCTCGACGGTGTAGAGGTGGACAGCAGCGGTGCCGTTGTGGCGTACCACATCCGAAATACCTATCCGCACGAGTGGCTCAACAGCGAGGAAACCGTATGGCAGCGTGTGGAGGTCGTTGGCAAAAAGACCGGACTGCCCCAAGTGCTGCACATCATGGAATCGGAACGGCCGGACCAGTACCGTGGCGTTCCCCTTGTTGCGCCTATCATAGAACCGCTGCTCCAGCTGCGCAGATACACCGAATCCGAACTGCTGGCGGCACTTGTCCAGTCGTACTTCACGGCGTGGATTGTGTCGGATGCGCCCAAGGACGCAATTCCGTTCAACGAAACTGGCAGCGGAGATCTGGGCGGCGTTCCTGTTGAGAACCCGCAGATGGACAATGCCAGCCACAGCATGAACGAGTACGAAATGGGCCCCGGTCAGGTGGAACATTTGGCCAAGGGCGAAGACATCAAGTTCGGAAACCCAAACATTCCGACCGCCGGATTTGAGCAGTTTGTCAAAACGCTGTGCAAGCTGATGGGCGGCGCAATCGAGATGCCTTACGAGCTGTTGCTCAAAGAGTTCAACGCCAGCTATTCCGCCTCCCGTGCTGCCCTGCTGGAAGCATGGGAGGCGTTCAAGATGCGCCGCACATGGCTGGTGGACAGCTTCTGCCAGCCCGCGTATGAGATCTGGCTGGCAGAAGCCGTAGCCCGTGGGCGAGTAATCGCTCCGGGCTTTTTTGATGACCCGCTGCTCCGTGCTGCATGGTGCGGCACCCGCTGGATTGGCCCTGTGCAGGGCAGTCTTGACCCCGCCAAGGAAGTCAGTGCAGCCATTCTCCAGACGCACCACGCCTTTAAGACCCACGAACAGGTCACCCTTGAGATGGGCGGCGGCGACTGGACTGAAAACGCCGAACAGCTGGCTCGTGAAAATGAGCTGCTGAAAGCAGCTGGCAGTGAGGGCGCAATCGAAACCACCGCCAGCATTACGACACAGGGAGGTAAGCAAAATGCCCAAACCGAATAACGCACCGCAGGTGAACATCCAGCGGCCTTGTTACGCAATGGCCAGCACTGACGGCCAGACCGCCGACATTACCATGTACGGCGATATCGTGGAAAAACAGCCCATCGACAGATGGACCAATGAACCGATTCCCGGCCAGTACATCGTTGAGAGTGAGTTTCTGAACGACTTGGCACAGATTGAGGGGTGTTCACAAATCACCATCCGCATGGACAGTTTGGGCGGCGATGCAGGCGTTTCCATCCTGATTCACAATCGGCTCCGGGAGCTGGCGGCCAAAGGCACCAAGCTGGTCTGTATCGTGGACGGTGTGGCAATGAGTGGCGGCAGCCTTATCATGTGCGCCTGCGATACCGTCCGCGTAAATCCGTCCAGCCTCGTGATGATTCACAAATGCTGGAGTTTTGTTCTTGGCGCATACAACGCAGATGAACTGCGCAAGGCTGCCGATGCCAACGATGCGTGGGACAAGTCGCAGGTCAGCATCTACAAGCGCAAGACTGGGATGTCTGAAACTGTGCTGTTGCACATGATGGCCGACACTACCTATATGACAGGCAAAGAGGCCGTAGAAAAGGGCTTTGCCGACGAACTGCTGGATGATGCTGAACCCGTTGCAATCTCCGCAAGCGCAGACCGTCAGACCATCTACGCAAATGGTCACGCCCTGCGCCTGATGCCTGGCGTAAAGTTGCCCGACAACATTCCTATGGCTAAAGCGGCTGCACCTGCTGCCGCTGCTGCAAATACACCGGCGGCACCCGCCGCCCAGTCCAACGAAGGAGGACAATCCACTATGGCAAACAATGCAAATCCCACCCCTGCAACCCCCGCAGCGGAAAACCCGCAGGCCGCAGTTGACGCAGCCGTGAGCGCGGAGCGCAACCGTCTGGCCGAAATCGATTCGGTGGCAAGCCTGTTTGACCCCGCTCTGGTGCAGGAGGCTAAGTACGGCGAGACCGCTTGCGATGCTCGCGAGCTGGCATTCCGCGCCGCCAAGGCTGCTGCTGCGCAGGGTCACGAGTTCCTGAAGAATCTGGCAGCGGACAACGCCGCATCTGGTGCACAGAACGTGGAGGCTGTTCCGGGCGCGTCTGCATCTGGCAGCCCGGAATCTCTGCCCGATGCAAAGGGCAATGTGCCCAAGACGCAGGCCGAGCGCATGGCTGCTGCCGACGCAGCCGTCGCCAAACTGCTCGACGATGACAAGAAGTAAGGAGGAACACTACTATGAGCGAACTGAGCAAATCTCTCGGCACCATGGAATTTGATGGCCTGATTGCCGACATCAACCCCAAGCTGGTTGTCAGCGGCGGCACCATCCGCAAGCTGTCCAAGGCCGATACCATCAAGCGCGGCACCGTTCTGGCTAAGTCCGGCGGCACTGCTGGCGATAACAAGCTGGTCGTGCTGGGCACCGCTGCTGCCAGTAATGAGGTGCTTACCGCTTGCTGCATCCTGTGTGATGACGTGGCCGTTGGTACCACTGACGATGTGATTGCCCCGGTGTACCTGATGGGCTGCTTCAACTCCAACAAGGTTACCGTGGCCGACAGCTACACCATGACCGAGGCCGACAAGGATGCCCTGCGCAACGGTGGCATTGTCTTCAAGGCCGCTGCACCCGCACTGTAAGGAGGATATAACAATGCCTGCTGAACTGAATTTCTTTGACACCTATACCCTGATGGCCGTGCAGAAGCGCATTGTGCCCAAGCAGACTTTTTTCCGTGACCGCTACTTTCCCACGGAGGATGGCGACATCTTCAGCTCCAACAAGGTGCTGACCGAGTACATGGACGGCGACCGCAAGATGGCAGCCTTTGTGTCGCCTCGTGTCGGCGCAATCCCGATGGAGCGCATGGGCTACGAGATCCACGAGTTTGAGCCTGCGTCCATCGGTGTGAGCCGTCCTCTGACCTCTGATGACCTGACGAAGCGTGGCTTCGGCGAGGCCATCTATGCCAACAGCACCCCTGCCCAGCGTGCCGCAAAACTGGTCCAGAACGATCTGGCTGACATGGATGGCCGTATCATCCGCACCGAGGAGTGGATGTGCGCACAGACCATGCTGGACAACGGATGCGTCATGCAGGAGATGCTCGACAACGTGACCAAGGGCGAGGCAAAGGTCGTGAATTTCTACAATCCCGGCCACGAGAACGACCACATCTACACTGCTGCCCACAAGTGGAACGAGGAAGGTGGCAATTTCTTTGGCGACGTTCCGGCTATGTGCCGGCTGCTGTCCAAGCGTGGTCTGCGCGCTGCCGACCTGCTGCTGGGTGCTGATGTTTATGACGCAGTGATGAATCTCGAAAAGGTTCAGCGTCTGCTGGATAAGAACTCCGGCATCATCATCGGCCAGATTGAGCAGCAGCTGAGCGCATACGACGGTGTTGTCTACGGTGGCACCCTCAACTTCCGCGGCTACAAGTTGAATCTGATTTCTGTTGATGAAACCTATGTGGATTCCACCGACAAGGAGCAGAGTTACTTCCCCAAGACCGATGCCGTGATTACGGCTCCCGGCTGCGGCCATCTGATGTATGGTGCTATCACTCAGATCAACTACGGCGACACCATCCAGTCCACCATTTCTGGCCGCCGTGTTCCGAAGTTCAGCATCGATCAGGAAAACGACACTCGCAAGACCGCCCTGAAGTCTCGTCCTCTGGCTGCACCCAAGAACTACATTCCGTGGATTCGCGCCAAGAACATGGTCGGCTAAGTCCGACCTGAAAGGAGTACACCGATGATTGTTGAAATTCTTTGCGGTGGCTACGGCTGCCCCACCAAGACTGGCGTTCACACTGTTGCGCATGGCGAGCGGTGCGAGGTCAGCGATGCCGAAGCAGCCCGCCTTATCGGGCTGGGTGTGGCGAAATGCGCGTTTTCTGCGCCCACTGCCCCGGAAACCGCCCCTGCGGACGTTCCGGCAACTGCGGAAGGTAACGACACCCCCGCAGCCGAAGCCTCGCAGAACGGCTCTGAGGTGGCACACCTCGACCCCGACCAGCTGCACGACATGACTGTTGCCAATCTGAAAAAGCTGGCCGCAGATATGGGCATCGACACCAAGCAGCTCAAGACAAAGGACGCACTCATTCAGGCTATCTGCGCCGAGGACGTTGTGCCCGGTGACGAGTGCACCGATGGTCCTGAACTGGCAGCTGCGATGCCCACGGCGTGAGTGCCTTTAAAGACGCTGTGCAGGAAGACCTGAACAGCGTCTTTCTGAATCTGGATGAGTTCGCCGAAACGCACACGGTCTACTATGATGGAGAGGAATACCCTGACGTTCCTCTGGTTCTGACAGGCCTCTCTGAAAAGGAACGTGTACGCCGGGCCATCAGCGACCATGCGCAGGGTCTGTACCGGGTCAGCCGGGTGCTGCACTGCGATATTGCGGCCCTCGGCGGAAAGCAGCCTGAGAAGGATTGCAAGCTGGGCATTGACGAGGATGGATTCGTCCGAAACTACTATGTGGCATCCTCTGTCTGCGAGATGGGGATGCTGCGGGTGGAACTGGAGGCGATTGACGAATGAGTGATGTGACAACGGACACCATGATGCACAGCGTAGCTGCTGGCATCACCGTTGACATTGCAGAGGAAGGGTTTGACCGGGTGTCTGCCCTCCTCGCCGGAATTCCCGGAGGTGCCAATCGTGCTGTAGGATCTGCGCTGGCTCGCGCCGCTGCCGCCGGAAAAACGGTGGCAAAACGGGCAGTCACGCAGGAGTATGCCATCAGCAGCAGCGAATTTTCCAACCGCACAAAGAATATCAACAACATCCAGCGGGGCAGCAATGGCGAGGTTTCTATCAACTTCGGCTACCGTGGCAGCGTCATCCCCCTTAGAGTTTTCGATACCAAGGTGGACCGCAGCGGTCGCGTGGTAACTCGCGTGAAGAAGTCCGGCGCAAGACAGGCACTGGACCACGCTTTCGAGGCGAAGATGGGCTCTCACTATGGCATCTATGAGCGGCAAGGAGAAAAACGGTTCCCGGTCAAGGAACTGTTTGGCCCTGCCACCCCGCAGATGATGTACTCCAACGAGAATGTCATGGACTCCATCGAGGAGAAAATGGCATCCACTTACGAGGAGCGCATTGATCATGAAATCACGCGAATTTTGAACGGATGGGGTGTTTGATATGACTTGCGTTGTACTGCTTGAACAGCTGAAAGCGTTCACCGAGGAAGTGATGAAAGATATGCTTCTCCCGGTGGCTATGCAGAAAGGCGATACTGAACAGGAAGAACGTGCGCCTGCGGTCTACCTGATGCGGTTGCCCGACAGCAAGTCGGCCCAGAAAAAGGCCCCCTACATCATCCACCGCATCATCCCTCTGTCCACCGAACAGCAGCCGGGCAGCGAGGAGCGCACAGTTGTTTCCGTGCGCTCTATTTTTTGCTGCTACAACCCGGATGAACAGGAGGGCGAACTTGCTCTCTTGAACATGATGGAACGCTTTCGGGTGGAATTGCTCAAAAAACGAAAAATTGGCGGCATTGGTCCCGATGGTGAAATGCGGTACCAGTTTGCCCTTGACCTTTCTCCCGGTCATAATCTGGAAAGCCTGCCCTACGATGAGTGGTCTGGACAGTATTACGCCGGAGAGATGATTACCCACTGGAAGCTGCCGACCGTGCAGCAAACGGAGGATATTAAATTATGGCGGTAAAAAAGACCGCGGCGGAACAGCCCGCCGAAACCACCGTGAACGCCGAGCCTGCGCAGAGCAAGCCCGGCGTTTCCATTTACGTCGGTCCGTCTATTCTGGGCTATATCCAGAAGAACACGATTTACCCCTGCGCTGCTGCGGAGGCTGTGAACCGTGACGATGTGAAGATTGCCACCGAGAAATATCCCGGCGTGGCCGACTTCATCATCGATGTGGCCGAACTGAACACCACGCCTGAAAAGGCAAAAGCACGCGGCGAGGCCATCCTTGCGTATGCCCGGATGCTCGCCAAATCCAAGTAAGGAGGATTACATACTATGGCAGATCATGGTATTAACGTCAGCCGCGCCGACACCGCCGTGGCGACCCCGAACGCCGCAACCTGCGGCATCCCCTTTGTCATCGGTACTGCACCGCTGTCCAAGGCAACTGGCACCGCTGCAACCGCTGGCACCCCTGTGCTGTGCACCAGCTACACCGAAGCGGAGGAACAGTTGGGCTATGACAACGACTGGGCAAAGTTCACCGTTTGCGAGGTGATGTACTATCACTTCAAGCTGTGCGCTTGCCAGCCGGTCATTTTCCTGCCGCTCGCGGAAAACGCTGAGGCCGAGGCTGCGGCAGCTGCCGTGGAGCAGGTCGAGGCTTGCCTGACGATGTTCGGCATTGTGCCTGACCTGATTATGGCACCCGGCTTCTCCAAGGAGGCTACCGTTGCTGCTGCGCTGGCTGCAAAGGCGGGCTCCATCAACGGTATGTTCTCTGGCAAGGCTCTGGTGGATATTTCCGCAAAGACCTATACTGCCGCAGTGCAGGCCAAGAACGCTGGCACTTACGACCAGAAGTCCATTCCGTGCTGGCCTAACGGCACTCTGGGCGAAAAGAAGTTCCACGGCTCTACCATCATGGCGGGTTGCCTTGCGGAGACCGACACCAAAAATGGCGGTATCCCTTACGAGAGCCCTTCCAACAAGACCGTCCACATCGACGGCCTGTGCGACGATGACGGCGCAGCTATCAACCTGACCTACAATCAGGCAAACGTGGTCGATGCCGCTGGCATCTGCACGTTCCTGAACTTCATGGGCAGCTGGACCGCTTGGGGCAACCACACTGGCTGCTACCCCAAGTCCACTGACGTGAAGGACTACTTCATCCCCATCAGCCGGATGTTCGACTATGTTTCCAACACGCTTATCAAGACTTTCTGGTCTAAGCTGGACAAGCCGATGAACCGCCGCCTGATTGACACCATTTTGGACAGCGCAAACATCTGGCTGAATGGTCTGGTTGGCGCAGGCTACCTGCTGGGTGCCCGCGTGGAGATGCTGGAAAGCGAGAACCCCCTGACCAGCCTGATGGCTGGCAAAATCAAGCTGCACGTCTACATGACCCCGCCCTCTCCGGCGCAGGAAATCGACTTCGTGCTGGAGTATGACGCTGACTATGTGACCAGCGCACTCCAGTCCTAAAGAGGAGGTATATCTATGGATCAGTCTGTTATCAACTTTGCTGTCTATGAGGATAGCATCGAATACGAAGGCATGGCACAGGTTACTCTGCCCGATGTTACCATGCTGACCCAGACCGTTTCCGGCTCTGGCATTGGCGGCAACATCGAGGCTATCATCATGGGTCATCTGGACGCCATGACCCTTGGCCTGAACTTCCGTACCACCACGCCGCAGTCGGTCAAACTGGCAGAGATCCGCCGCCATCAGATTGACCTCCGTGTGGCAAACCAGTACGAGGACAACATCAACGGCACCGTTGATGTTCGTTCCGAAAAGCACGTCATGGTCGTCATCCCGAAGTCTACCAAGGGCGGCACTATCGCCCCGGCAACTCCCGCCAACGGGTCTGGCGAGTACGCTGTCCGCTACTGGGCAACTTATCTCGATGGCAAGAAGGTGCGTGAACTGGACCCCACCAACTTCATTTGCTACATCAACGGCACGGATTATCTGGCAGCTGTCCGTAAGGTGCTGGGCAAGTAATCAGAGCCGATCGTTATGCCGGAGCTGCATTTTGCGGCTCCGGCCTATTTTTTAACTGCGAAAGGAGCAGCCGCTATGAACACCACCATCAGCGATAAGGAGTACGATGCAGCCATCGCCGCTGCGAACAAAGCTGCCACCGACCCTTATGTGTACGTCCACAAGCTTATTCAGCCGTTTGAGTACGAGGGCAAGAAGTACGACACCCTGACGTTTGACTTCGGCAAGCTGACTGGCAATGATTCGCTTGCAATCGAGGCCGAGATGTCCGCTCTGCGCCAGCCGGTTATCGTGCCGAGCATGAGTGCGGGCTATCTGATTCGGATGGCTTGCCGGGCGTGTACGCAGCCCATCGGCGTTGATGTTATCGGCGCAATGAGCATTCGGGATTACAACACCATCCGCACCAAAGCAAGAAATTTTTTGATGCTGTCGGATGTGTAACTGATGATGGTGGAGAGTGGCTGCGGCGGCAAGCCCTTCTGATGGCGCAGGGCAACAACACCCCTGCACCATACTGGCTTGCAATGCCTCTGTATCAACTGCGGCAATGGATTGATACCAACAATGCCATTGTCTCCGAGCGCGAAAAGGCGAGAAAGGCGAAGTAGTGGCTCGAAAAGAATGGGAGTTGCTGTTCAACCTGTCCGCCAAACAGAACAGCAACTTCTCCAGCACATTCAAGGCTGCACAGTCTGCCCTTGTGGAAACACAGAACCGCATCCAGCAGCTGAACAAGGTACAGTCCGACATAACTGCGTACCAGAAGCAGCAACAGGCCGTTGACTCCACCAAGCAGCGGCTGGCCGTCTTGCAGCAGCAGTACGATAACATCCAGAAAGAGATTCAGGAGACCGAGGGCTATTCCTCTGCACTGGAAAACAAGCTGATTTCCAAGCAGGCGCAGATTGACAAGACCACGACCTCCCTGCACACCTATGAGCAGCGTCTGGCTGCCACCGGGAACACCCTGCGGGAAGCTGGCGTGGACACCACGCAGCTGACAGCAGAAACCACTCGGCTGGAAACCGAGGTCGATAAGCTGAAAGACCAGCAGGTTGACCTCAAAAAGACCATGGACGAGGCCGGAGAGGGCGCAAAGGGCTTCGGCGAAAAATCCGTCGAAGCCCTCGATGCCGTTGAATCTGTGCTTGCCACGGCCGGCATCGCAAAAGCCCTCAACGAAATCAAAGACGCATACATGGACTGCATCAACACCGCAGGTGATTTTGAAGCATCCATGAGCAACGTCGAAGCCCTGTCCGGCGCATCCGGCGATGAGCTGGAATCTCTGTCCGACAAGGCCAAGGAGATGGGTGCAACCACCAAGTTCACCGCCGGTGAATCTGCGGACGCTCTGTCTTACATGGCTCTGGCAGGCTGGAACACCCAGTCTATGCTGGAGGGCATCAGCCCGGTTCTGAATCTGGCTGCTGCCGCCAACATGGACTTGGCACAGGCGTCTGATATTGTCACAGACTATCTGACCGCCTTTGGTCTGAAAGCCTCTGACACCACTCACTTTGTCGATGTGATGGCCTACGCTATGGCTCACTCCAACACGGACGTGATCCAGCTGGGCGAGGCGTACAAGGCGTGTGCATCTACCGCCACCTCCCTTGGCTACTCTGTCGAGGAGACAACCGCAGTTCTGGCTACCATGGCCAATGCCGGTGTTAAGGGCGGCGAGGCTGGCACAGCCCTGAACGCCATCTTCACCCGCCTTGCCACCAACACGAAAAAGTGCGGTGACGAACTGGCGAACTATGGCGTGAACATCTACGATGCACAGGGCAATATGCAGTCCCTGTCCAGCATCCTTACCGGGATTGCCGGGATCTGGGGCGACCTGACCGACCAAGAGCAGGCCAACCTTGCCAAGACCATCGCTGGCACGAACCAGTATTCCAAGTTGCAAACCATCATGGCCGGATGCAGCGAGGCCGCCGCCGAGGGCGGGCAGTCGTTCTCAGACTACACCGCAGCCCTGAACAACTGCGCCGGGTCTGCCGACAAGATGGCGGGCACCATGCTCGACAACATGAACGGCAGGCTGGTTCTGATGCAGTCTGCCGCCGACGGCCTGAAAATCGCCATCGGCGAGGATTTGACCCCGACTTTATCCAAGTTGTACGATGTCGGGGCTAAAGTTCTGGGCTGGATGCAGGGCTTCGTTGAGGAACATCCTGGCGTAGTCAAGGCGGTTGCGGCCGGAACTGTCGCTCTTGGAGGGTTCCTTGGCGTTATGACTGCCGCATCTGCGGCAATAAAAATTGGCAGCGCAGCTATGGGCCTGTTCTCTGCATCCCTTGGAGTGACGGCTCCTGTTCTTGCGGGCGTCGTCATTGCAGGAACGGCTCTCGCTGCCGTAATCGGTGGAATTTCCGGCGCAGCAGACGACGGTGTCCCGCATGTGCGAGAACTGACCAGCGCAGCCCGCGATATGGGCAGTAGCATGGACGAGGTCAGCGACACCTACCATTCCACGCTGTCCAACATGGAAGCCACTGCCAGTGTCGCGGACCAGTACATCAGCAAGTTGGAGGCCATCGAAGCTGCCACCAACGGCAATACTGCCGGGAACGCTGAGTACCACGATACCCTTGCCCGTCTGTCCGCGCTGGTGCCCAGTCTGGCTGATGATATTGACCTTGAAACGGATTCCATCAAGGGCGGCACAGAAGCTCTGCGCCAGCACGCGAATGCTTATGCGGACGATGTAAAAGCGCAGGCTCGGCAAGAGTACCTGAACGGAATCTACGAGCAGTACAACGATGTGCTGGTCGAAAGTGCGGCGAATGAAGCGAAGCTGGCTGCTGCACAGGCAAAGGTCGAAAAATCTAATGCCGGCATGGACGCAACCTACAGCAAGTTGCTTTCCACGCTCGGCATGACGGACGAACAATTCAAGTCCACTTATGGCACAGTCCAGGATATTCCTTGGCGTTCCATGGGCGAGGATGTGCAGCAGCTGCGCACCGAGTACATGGGCTACTCGGAAGACCTCGCCACTGCCCGGCATGAAGTCGAAAACTACACCGAGGCCGTGGAGAAGGATCAGGAAGCCATCGATGCAGCTGAGGCCGAGTATCAGGAAGCCAAGGATGCAGTCGATTCCCTGAACGCAGCGCAGCAGGATGCCGCCAACAGCGCAAACGATGTGGCTGCACAGGAGCAGGCCGTCACCGATGTTATCAACAGTGCCGAGGCGGAGATTCAGGAACTCGTTTCGGCATACACGGACGCTTACAATGCGGCCTATGACAGCATCAGCAAGCAGTACGACCTGTGGGATACCGCTGAGAAGGTCGTCGCCACCTCTGCATCCAGCATAAACTCCGCGCTGGAAAGCCAGATCACCTACTGGGACAACTACAACCAGAACCTCGAAAACCTGACCGAACGCGCTGCTGACATTGACGGTTTGAGCGACGTTATCGCCAGCTTCGCCGATGGCAGCAAGGATTCCGTGAACGCTATCGCCGGCATGGCTGCTGCATCAGATTCCGACCTCGCAAAGATGGTCGAGAATTACCGCTCCTTGCAGGAGGCGCAGAAAACCACCAGCGAGAGCATGGCCGACCTTGAAACCGGCATGAGCAATGCCATGGACGAGATCGCGCAGAACGTAGCCGACAGTGTGGCCGACATGGACTTGAACGACGAGGCCATGAAGAGCGCACAGTCCACCGTTCAGGGCTTTATCGATGGCGCAGAGGGCATGATGCCTCGTGTCAAGGAGGCATACGAAAAGGTGGCGAACGCTGCCTCTGATGCGCTGGCCGGGGCGAATAAGCGTTACAACATCGACCAGAAGAACGGAAACATCCCCGGCTATGCAGTCGGCACGGAATCCGCTGCGCCGGGCTTTGCCATCGTTGGCGAGAACGGCCCGGAGCTGGTCTACTTCAACGGCGGCGAAACCGTGCTGACCGCGCCGGAGACCCGCGCAGCGTTCAACGAGGCGCGGCAGCTGGAACAGATCACCAGCACAAATGCAATTGACCTGTCCGCTGTCCGGGATGCCATCCGTGAGGAGCAGGAAGCACAGACTCTGCGTGAGGAGTACAACCGATACGTAGAAACTGTCACTGGCGGCAATTCGGTCTACTTCAACGGCGGCGAAACCCGCTCCGTTGCGGAAGTGCAGCTGCCCGGCGGCTCTGCATCTGACGGCTCCAACGCCAGCAGCGCGGCTCCTATCACCGTTGCGCCTGTTTACCACATCTACGGTATGCGAGATACGGATGAACTGCGAAGCGTCCTGAACGCCCAGAATGACGACCTTCGGGAAGCTGTGCTGGAAATCGTGAACGACAACGACACTGATAATTTCAGGAGGGGTTACGCATGAGTAAAACCTACACCACCGTGCAGGGTGACCGCTGGGACAGCGTGGCATACACGCAGCTCGGCAGCTGCGCCCTTGCGCCCCGCCTGATGGCTGCCAACTCGCAGTACCTGAACTATTTTGAGTTTCCTGCCGGAATCGTTTTGACGCTCCCGGAAATCGAAACCAAGACCAGTTCGACCCTGCCGCCGTGGAAGAAGGTGGTCACATGAGCGATGAGAACACCGCAAGACACGCCGAGTGTAGGGTTGAGTTCAACGGAACCGATATCACCAGCAGCATCATGCCATACCTGCTCTCGCTGTCGTTCATCGACAACGAGGAGGATGCCTCCGACGACTTGCAAATCAAACTGCAAGATCGTGATGGTATCTGGATGGAGAGCTGGCTCCAGCAGATGATAGACGGCGATGTATCGGCTGCATCTTCCGACGGCTATAAGGTCGGCGATGTGGTGCAGTTCCTTGGCGGTCCGCACTATAAGGCATCCACGGACAAAAAGGCAAATGGAAATCCCAAGGCTGGCCCGGCCAAGATCACCATCATCAAAGAGGGCGCGCTGCATCCATACCATGTCATCCACACCGATGGCACATCCCGTGTCTACGGCTGGGTGGATGCCAGCGAGATCTCCGGCAAATCTGGCAGCAGTTCTTCTGGTTCATCCTCTGGCAGCGGAGAAGGAAGTCTGAAAATCCGAGCTACCATCACCGCCTGCAACTGGCACTCCGATGGCAAGGACGAAGCCCTCGACTGCGGCGTGTTTGAGTTTGACGGCGTGGTGGCCACCGGGCCGCCCAGCGTCATCACCATCAAGGCCGTGGGCTTACCGTACACGAGCCAGATTCGGCAGACAAAGCAGAGCAAGGGCTGGGAAAAGTACAAGCTCTCCGGCATTGCCAACGAAATGGCGCAGAAGAACGGTATGAAGTCCCAGTTCCTTGCGAAGAAAGACCCGGAGTATAAACGTGTCGAGCAGTACCGCTGCTCTGACATCGACTTCTTGCAGCAGCTTTGCCATGATGCAGGGCTGTCGCTGAAATGCACCGATGGCAAAATCGTCATCTTTGACCAGCAGGAGTACGAGGGCAAGGACGCTGTGTGGACCACCGTGCTGGACGACAAAAGCTATATCAAGTATGGTCATTCGCTCGGTCGGGCTGGAACACAGTATGCGTCATGCCGGGTATCTTACGTTGGGCCTGATGGCAAGGCTATCGAGGGCATTGCCTACGTTAAGGACTATGATGCTAAAAGCAAGACCAACCAACAGCTGGAAGTCATGGCAGCGGTCACCAGCAAGGCCGAAGCCAAAGAACTGGCTGCAAAGAAACTCCGGCTCTACAACAAATTTGAACGCCAAATGAGCTTCACCTTTCCGGGCGACCCCGGCAAGGTGGCTGGCCTGACGTTCAATGCGGAGGGCTTCGGTCCGTGGTCCGGGAAGTACATCGTGAAGCAGTCTAAGCACACAGTATCTGGCTCTGGTGGGTACACCACGCAAGTCATTGGCCGCCATACGCTGGGAGGTTACTGATGAACATGAACGTTGATGTTCGCATCGGGAAAGTCACCGATGTGAACAAGAAAAAACGCCTTGTGCGCGTGAAGTTCGAGGACACCGGGATTACATCTGGCTGGCTGCCTGTGATGCAGCACTACAAGGCTATCGTATACACCGAGGAGGCGGGGCTGCATGATCACCAGTTTACGCACACGGCTCCGTATCCACTGAAAATCCTCAACACCCAGAACGGCACCCGCCAGATTTGGGATGAGGAGGAAAAGGTCACGGGCGCGGACAACTCCACTAACCACCAGCATAAGTCCCATGTGGTGTGGTGGGTGCCCGCCATTGATGACATCGTGATCTGTCTGTACCTGCCGTGCTTCAACGCTGACGGCTTCGTGTTGGGAGGGATTTATCCGTGATTGTTGGATGCCTCGGAGGCATTATCTTTGCCGTGTTCGATGGTTACGTCAAAACCATCAAGGACATGGTGCAGAGCGTGTCTGCCAGATACACCACCCATCAGCGTGCCGGAGGCAAGGCTCTGGCCGAGTTTACGGGCACGGATGCCGACACCATCACGTTCGACATTGAACTTTCGGCGTACCTTGGCGTGGCTCCAAGCAAGCAGCGCGAGATCCTGAAGGGGTATGTCGATAATCACACGACGCTGCCGTTTGTCCTCGGCAACGAAGTCTTCGGTAGCTATCGGTGGGTCATCAAATCCGCGAAATTCAAGACCAAGTACACAGACGCTTTCGGCGTTCCGACATGGATTACTGCGAGCGTCACTTTACTGGAATATCCGAGAGAGTGAGGCGATTTTATGAGCAATTATCTGGTGTCGGCAAATGACCTGACCGCCATTTCCCTCGGCGAGCAGGATACCGTGGCCAGCGTTCTGCAGAACATCGCCGTCATCCTATCCACGCCGAAAGGCACCGTGCCGGGCTACCGGGAGTTTGGCATCGACATCTCGGATATTCTTGACCGCCCGGAAAACGTGGCGCAGCCTATGCTCTGCGCCGCCATCAAGGAAGCCATCGAACGGTTTGAACCGAGAGCCACCTATATGGGGACTACGTTCAAATCCTCCAAGGACAACCCCGGAACGATGCTTCCCGTTGTGGAGGTGAGCATCAATGCGTAGTACCGCAGACCACCAGTTCATCAGCACCGACGTTGACGAGCTGGATGCGCTGCTCTGTGCGGGGTATGAGCAGCTTTTTGGCACATCCGTGCGCCCCGGCAGCCCGGAACGGTTGTTCATCTCGTGGATTGAGGACGCGATAATCTACGAGCGTGCCCTCAACAACCACGCCGATAATCAGAATCTACCCAGCCGGGCAGAGGGTGAGAATCTGGATGCGCTGGCGGAGCTGTTCTACTTGCAGCAGCGTCCAAAGCCCACTGCGGCAACCTGCACCATGCGCTTCAACATCAGCGAGGCGCGGCAGAGCGCAATTCTCATTCCTTCCGGCACTCGCGTCACGGACGCAAACGCCTCACTGTATTGGGCAACCACGGCAGATGAATATGTGCCTATTGGTTCGACCTATACGGACGTTACGGTGGTATGCCAGACCTCCGGCACTGTCGGAAACGACTTTGCGGTCGGCGACATTAACACCATTGTTGATGTGTACGACTACTATTCTGGCTGCTCCAACGTCACGGCCAGCGCAAACGGCAGCGATGCCCCGGACGATGACGAGTTCTACCAGCTTCTGCTTGATAGTCAGGCAGCGTGGTCCAGTGCAGGGCCTGTTGGCAGCTACAAGTATTTCGCGAAGAGCGTGTCTACTAAAATCGCCGATGTGGTGGCGAACAGCCCAAGCCCCGGCACTGTCTGCCTGTACGCCGTCATGGATGATGGCAGCATTGCCCCGGACGAAACCAAGAAAGCGATGGTGGAGGTTTGCTCTGCCGATGAGGTGCGGCCTCTGACGGACCACGTCATTTCTGGTGATCCTGATGTGGTGAACTACAACATCGACCTGACCTATTACCTGACCCGCGATGGAGACATCTCTGCCGCGGATGCACAAGCCCGCGTAAACGAGGCTGTGCAGCAGTACATCAGCTGGCAGTCTGGCAAGATGGGCCGGGATATCAACCCGGACAAGCTGCGGTATCTGCTGCTGGAAGTTGGCATCAAGCGCGTGGACTTGCAACAGCCCGTTTTTACCCCGCTGGAAGATGGCAAACCGTCCGTTGACCTGACCTCCGACAAGGTGCCGCAGGTAGCAAAGGTGGGCACGGTCGCGGTGAAGAGCGGAGGGTACGAGGATGAATAACGGCCTGACCGCCGAGCGGATGATGGATTCCTTCCCGCTTGCGCTCCAGAAAGACCCGAAAATGGTTGCTCTGGCGCACTCTATCGCCAACGTGCTGGAGCAGCGGTTGGATGAAATCAACCTCGGTCAAATCTACACGCGCATCGACCAGCTGCCGGAAGACCTGCTGGACATTTTGGCAAAGGACTTCGCCGTAGACTGGTACGACCACGACTACGACCTCGCTGCAAAGCGGCGCACCATCAAGTCCGCGCCCTACATCCATCGTCACCGGGGAACCGCCGGGGCTGTGCTGCGGGGCATCCGGGCTATCTATCCCGGCTCCCGGCTGGAGGAATGGTGGCAGTATGGCGGCGAGCCGTACCGCTTCCGGGTCATGCTGGACATGAGCGGTTCCGACGCGTCCTACGTCAGCACCGAACGTGTGCTGTGGGCCATCGGCTACTACAAGAGCCTGCGGTCGCACAACGATGGTGTGTACTACCAGAGCACGTTCGGCATCGAGATCGTGACCAGCAGCGGCTATATCGTGTATGCGGTGCGCCGCTGCGGCACTTTCCCAAAAACGGCCACACAGGGCGGCATCTCCGCTGGGAACATCGTCATCGTTACGGATGAGTTCGGCGGCAGCTACGCTCACCCCCGCACCGGGCAGCTTGACGCTGGCACGTTCCCGGCCACAGCCACACAGGGCCGCACTGCCGCCTCGGAAATCGAGGTTTTGACGGTGGACAATGGTGGAGCCTATGCACCGGAGAAACTGGCTGGAACCTACCCGGAGACGGCCACGCAGGGCTTCGATGATGAGGGGTATGTTGTTGTGCAGACCGCAGACGGCAGCAGCACATACGCGGCCCCTGCATCCGGCGACCTGACAGCTGGTCTGCATCCGGCAACCGCCACATCCGGCGGTACATCAGGCGGAGGGCTTGTTGCCGAGGAATCCGGCCTCGGCGTTTCCTACATCGCAAAGGTGTGCGGCAGCGCACCGGGAATAAATTTTTAAGGAGGTAGCAGCATGATTGATTCGGCTGGCTTCGCAGACCTGCGGGGCTATCTCAAACGGCGCATTGCCTGTGCGCGTTTCCGTGTCGGCTCGACCTACTACACCGTTCCGCTTTCCGGCATCGACATTCTGGCTGATGGTACTGTCCGCGCCAGAGTGTCCATCACCGGGCTTGGCGAGATTACGGTTGGCCGTGTGGAACTGCTCAACTCGGACAATCAGGTCTGGGCGCACGAGGACGTAAACATCAAAATCTCGACAGGTCAGACTGGTATTCTGTACTGGTTCGACTTTACCTTTACCGAGAAGAAAAAGGAGGAATGACCGTGTACGCAAAAACGGTATGGCTTGACCATGTAACGGACAAGCCCGGTCTGTACGTCATCAACGACAACCATGACGGAACATGGACCATCACTCCCGCTGGCAAGGTGATGCAGCAGGGCACCCCTCAGGATCAGGCACATTTCAATAACATCGAAAACGGCGTATGGGACATTTATGCCGCTTTCGGCATGATGTTCAATACCGTTCGGCAGCAGGGCTGGCAGCTGAACGAAACTGTGGCCACTATCGATAACTCGTGGCAGATCGTGTCCGGCAGCGTGGACCTGACCAATGCTCGTACCTATCCCTGCAACAACTCCAAAAAGAGCGTGTCGCTGGGCAAGAACATGGGCAGCACCAGCTATCTGGTTATGACCGAACTGGTCAAATCCGATGGCCCTGTCGGGGATATTGAGGTCAGCGAGAAGCTGGTCAACGGCTTCAAGCTGGCCTACAACGGCTCCGCAAAGTCTGCCACCATCAAATACATCGCAATCGGAGGTACTCTGAAATGACCGTTATCGAAAAAAATTCCGGCACCAAGATTCCCTACGAGGTCGTCAAGAACAAAATCTGCTTTGATGATGACCTGACCATCAACCTCGCCAAGCGCGAGGACGACCGTGACGTTCACATCGATGTGTGCTACGACAGCTATGGTGAGCTGGTCATCGGCGCAGCTGCCGGCCGCAGCTATGTGGCGGAAATCGATATCCCTGCCCGTCAGTACACCCAGCCGGAGCCCATTGAGGAAGTGACCACAGACGGCGAGGAGAACGCCGAGGGTGGCACCCGCATGGGCAACAGCACCCCGGCGGAGCCGATTCCGTTCTCCATGAATAATGTGACCCTGACCCTGTGGGCCATCGACTGATAGGAGGTAACTACTATGGCTGCAAATTTTGACCTGACCAATCTGGCCGTCACTGGCCTTGCACCCGGCAATGAGCTGATTTACGACAATGCCGGTATGCCGTCCATCATGGTGAAGATCCCGAAGATGACCTATAAGCAGCTGGGCATGGGCGAATCCGCCGCCGTGCATCCGGCGTTCATCGTCAACGGGCAGGAAGTGGACGCGATCTACATCTCCAAGTACCAGAACATCGTGCAGGATGGCCGTGCATACTCTCTTGGCGGCGTTGACCCTGCGGCATCGCTGGATATGGACCACGCACGCCAGTATTGCGAGGCTAAGGGCGAGGGCTGGCACCTGATGACCCGCATGGAGTGGGGCTTGATTCAGCGCATGTGTGAGGCTGCCGGCTTCGTTCCGAAAGGCAACAACAACTATGGTCGCCACGACAGTGAATCGTTCTATAAGGCTATCCCGACCTATATGGGTGGCGATAAGATTGGTCGTGTCGCAACTGGTACTGGCCCGCTGACATGGTATCATGACAACAGTCCCAGCGGTATTTCTGGTCTGACTGGAAACGTATGGGAGTGGATGGGCGCAGTTCGTTCTGTGTATGGCGAAATCCAGCTCCTTGTCAACAATAACGGCGCAGACAGCGCACACAGCCAGTCTCCGACCTCGACCGAGTGGAAAGCTATTAGCTGCGTGGATGGTAGCTTTATCACCCCGGACGGAAAAGGCACCACCGCCAACTCCGTCAAGATTGACATCGTGGGCGGCAAACTTCAGTGGGCCAAGACCATCACCCACAAAAATGCGGATGGTGATTGGCCTAGCTGCACGTTTGGCTCTATCACTTGCAGTGCGGACATTGGCGCAAATGCAAAACTGCTGCTTCAGGCGTTGGGTATGATGCCTTATTCCAGCTCCGATCTGTGCGCAGGTCATACCTGTTGGTTCCGCAATAGCGATGAGGAACGCGCTTTCTTTTCTGGTTGCAGCTGGTACAACCCCTCCAGCGGCCTCGGCTCGTTCCACGGCCACCACCCGCGGTCCGACGTGGGCGATGATGTCGGTTTCCGCGCCGCTTACTGCAAACTGCCGTCTGTGACCTGATGACTGCGCGGTAGCGCAGTCACGTTCCCCTCGACCCCGCGAAGCGGGGTCGTTTATAAAATTGATTTTTTCTGCATCGGTGGATTTTGCCGTTTTTTCGGTAAAATCCACCGAAAAGCAGATTTTCAAGCTGTTTTCTGTTATACTGACCCGCGTTCGGAAGGAGGTCTACCGCATGGAAGGAAAACAGGACGAACTTTTTACTGGTCCGACCCTACAAAAAATCGAGGATATGATGGAATATGCGTATCCTGTACTCCAGCAGTTCCCAAAATCCGAAAAGTTTGCGATGGCAGCCGACATAAAACTCGTTATGGATGTGATGCTTGAAAAGGCTGTGGAAGCGCAGAAAAAACACTTCAAAAAGACCACGTTGCAGGAACTGGACGTTGCAAACACAAAATTGCAGCACTACCTGCGTGTGGCATTTCGACTGCGGTTTGTTTCTATGCACAAGTACGAGGTATGGAGCAAGCAGCTTGTCGAAATCGGAAAGTTGTTGGGGAGTTGGCTCAATACCGTCAAGGCCAACTCGAAAACATAGGGAACCAGCCGTCACGCGCTTTCTTTTCTGGTTGCAGCTGGAACAACCCCTCCAACGGCCTCGGCTCGTTCAACGGCAACAACCCGCGGTCCAACGTGGACGATGATATCGGTTTCCGCGCCGCTTTGCCTCCAAGCCAGATACTGCAAGCTCAAGGGCTTGCTCTCAGTGCAGAGGTGATAAAGGGGCTGGTTCCCTTGGTTGCATTTCGCGGCCTAAAAATATTAGCCTCGCAGTCTGCGTTCCGACGCTATAAGCGTACGGCGCACGCTGTTCGGCGACCTCAAGGAGTTGGATTTTTTGGAAAAGCACCGACACGTTTTCGAGCGTTTTGCAACGTTCGACAATTTGTATGACGGTTACCGTAAGGCAAGTAAAGACAGGCGTTATCAGGGATGTGTGCTTAGGTACACCGACCACCTTGAGGAAAATTTGATAAACTCGGTGAATCAGCTTCAATGGCATGAATATCATGTTGGCGAACTTCACCAATTTTATGAATACTACCCCAAGAAGCGCATCATCAGCAGCCTGCCGTTCTATGACCGAGTGATAAACTGCGGAGCCTATAATGTTCTGTGGCCTATCTATTTGAGGTCTATGTACGAGTACAGCTACGGAAGCATCGATGGACGAGGGCCTCTAAAGGCGGCTTTTGACATTCAGCAATGGATGCGAAACGCAGCAAGGATGAATGGAGATTGGCGGGTCGTCAAGCTTGACATTGCCAAATTCTTCTTTCGGATTCCTGTTGATGTTCAGCTGCGAGAACTTACTCGTCCGCTGGACGACCCAGATATGGTGTGGTTTCTTGAAACGGCCGTCCGGGCGGATGGTCGTCCGTTGGGGCTTCCTGTTGACTGCACCGACGTAACCACAGCTGAACGCATATCCGGTGTTGGGATGCAGTGTGGGTCAATCATAAGCCAGATGACTGGAAATGTTGTTCTCACGCCTCTGGATCACTACATCAAGCGCACAATGCACGTTCCGTACTATGCTCGGTTTATGGATGATATGCTTCTGCTGGTCGATGGAAAAAGGCAGCTTGGGAGGCAGTGGAAGAGATTGACGGATATCTCCGTGAAAATCTCGGCTTGCAGCTCAACAATAAAACTGCCGTTATTCCTCTCGGCCATGCGGTCGAGTTCGTCGGCCGCAAAATTTCCCCTGAAAAAATTGAACTGCGGCGGCAGACTTCTCTCGGCATGAAGAAGCATCTTCGGTATGTCCGAGAGGCCTACGCCCGCGGCGAGGTTCCCCTTGAGTACGCCCTGAGCGTGATTCAGAGCTATCTGGGCTTGATGCAGGGCTGCAACAACGATGCCCTGCGAAATCAGATTCTGGAGGACTACGTTCTGGTTCGCCACTCACAAGATATGCTGGATGCAGCAGAATAAAA